CTCTTCTGTGTTTGGGTGAGTGCAGATGGATCTTATTTCTTCTAGTCTTACAGCTGCCTTTTGAATGGCCTCCATGTGAATTTTGCACTCTGCTTTTATTTCTTCTTGTGTCATATATCTATTTTATGTTCCAAACTTCAATAGGTAAATACTTCCTACATATGTCTGCCGTTAATTGTTGATTTTCTTTTTTTGCAGTATCATAAGCAGCATAAGCAGCATTAGCAGCAGCAGCATCAACATAAGCAGCAGCATAAGCAGCAGCAGCAGCAACATCATAAGCAGCAGAAGCAGCAGCATAAGCAGCAGCAGCAGCAACATCATAAGCAGCAGAAGCAGCAGAATAAGCATAAGCAGCAGCAAAAGCAGCATTAGCAGCAGCAGCATCAGCAGCATCAGCATAAGCAGCAGAAGCAGCATAAGCAACATAAGCAGCAGCATTAGCAGCAGCATCCAACTCTTCTCGACTTATCTTGCCTTCTCCATATGCAATAGCTGCATCTACAGCCTTAATACTTCTTTCATCTTTCATTAAATGGCGAACAGTATTAGCACAATGACCTTTTGCTAAAATTAGCAATTGTAAATCATCAGGATTCGTTCTTTTGAATAACCACAATAACCAATCACCCCTATGGCAAGTGTTGTAAATTTCTTGCCATGATTTATCTCCTGCCCATTCTATGGCATCTTTGCATGCATTTAATTCTACCAATAATTTTTTAAATGTTTTCATATAATTTGTTTAAGTATAATGTTTTAAAAAGTCTTTGTATCATTTTATCGCATCAAGCGTTGTTTGTAGTGTGTTCATAACTTTTATTTAGTATTAAGAAAAAAATGTACTTGAGCTATGTAAATGGGCTCAATCAGAGTAAAAGTAATACAAATTCCCCAAATAAAAAAATTTTTTTAAAAAATTCTTCCTTGGGAACCAACTCGTTACATATATTCCTGGGGTGAATACATAACTGATTGATTTCCAAGGGAGAATTTTTATGATTTGGGAGCTCATGGGCACGCTTTGTTGCCCGGGTTATGTTTCTATAAGGCTTACCAATTTGGCACAAATGGATGAGCTCCAGAATTACCTGAAAGTAAGCAACTTCTTTAGTAGATTTGCCGTTTTGTTCTTATTTTTGTTTTCTTTTGGGGCCTGTGGACACGATTGGCACAAATTGCCATATATCGAGTAGTGGTAATCGCAGCTTGAAGTGTTATTGCTGCACGCTTTTATCTGTACCTTTTTTGGTGAGATCTTTCTTTTTTGTTTGCGTAACATTGTTTTTATTTTGACGGTTAGCTTTCCATTTGTCTGCCAATTCGTAGGCTTTTAATAATTTGTCCGCCTCTTTTTCCAATACTCTCGATCTCGGGTCTCTCACTTGCTTATTGTTTTTGAGATACTATGTAAGTGACTATTGTTTTCTGTAATTCCTGAAGGGCACTTGTATTATCGCTTATCAATTTTGACATTCTGTCCCTTTCTTCTACCAAAATCTGCATCATCTCTTCTTGCAGCTTGTCGACCTTCTCTTCTAACTTATCGTTCTTTTCTACCAGTCTTTGGTACTGAGTCCACGCAAAGTACCCAAGTACTAAAGCGATAACTCCCAATATTCCGTACTGAAGGAACGAAGTATTTATCGTTTCCGGCTGAATGTCTAATAGTCCCATTTTAATTAAGCATCGAATATTTTGTGTATAATACGTTTTCCCAGTTAACAGTTAAGTATTTTATGTTCGTAACTGTGGGTTTGAGCATGTTTCTCTCTATCAATTCGGTCGCTGTCTCAACGAATGCTTGTCTACAATTAACGTGCAGTAGATCGTGAATCTTATTCGGTATCACGTCTTGAGCTATTCTATCCAGCATATCGTACACTAATTCGTTATTCATACCTGACAATAAATATTTGGTTGTTATTGATAAATGTCGTATTCTTTCTTTAAAAATCTTAAGCACTTCTTGTAGTCCCTCTTTTCTACCCTTCTGGCGTCTATCTCCAATGGGTTCCTGTGGTGGCTTAAGTATTTTGACAGGATTTTGTATTCATGCATTGAGTGTTTAACGTAGTGCGTATATTCGTGTATGATAGTTTTAACGAGTTCTTCAAGCATTTTGTTCTTTTCTTTGTTTATGAATATCACTTGCTCTATCTCATCGTAGTATCCGTAGTCGTCTTCTCCAGTGTAATAGTCTGCCTTTCTAAATTCCAAGTAAGGATACGGTCCGTTCAATTTGGATCGGCCGTACTCTGACACGCACCACCACAGGATTTTATACGCAGTTGCCCTTGTCACAACGTTCTTATTCTTGATCATATACCCTCTTTTACGTAAATATCCATCAATTTCTTTGGAGGCTTTTTGTAATTGATCTTAAAAGTGGAAGGCATAGCCTTAATTAGTACCTTATTTCTGTAAGGCATATTTTCTTTCTTACACCAACTTCTTATGCGTCTCATGTGATCGTAGAACAACACGTACGCATTAGCTTTCTTTATGTACTCTTCCAAATTAATCTTTAAACCGAATTCTTGAATTATTTTGACAGCTCTTTTTTCGCAGTCAAGTTCCAAATTCATGCACGCAGTTATATGATCGTCTATGTCTTCGAAGTCTTCTCCGCTTAACCACCTGTCCACGATGTCCAAGCTATCACCCAAACTTGTCCATACTTTACACTGATCCACCCATTGTATAAAGTGAGCGTACTCGTGCACCAATACGTGAAAGGCGTCGGGTGCTTTCATCGAACACACTAACTTCTTATTGTAATCGTCGAAATATCCTGTACAGCGCGCAGTTTTTGAGATCTTCACGTAACCCACATTTCTTAATTCGCACTTGATGCCTTTCTCTTTACAGGATTTTTTTATGTAATCTACAAATGATTGATGTTTCTTTGTTAGTTTAAGCATAATTTTGTTTGAACTATTTTTAACATTTTAGATAGATAATTTTCTTGACTCGAATATTGCTTCATCATCTCGTTAGCATTGTGGATGGGTTGCTTATTAACGTGCAATTTTCCCACTTTAAATTCTGTCAACCACTGGTCCAAACTTAACTGTTCTGTTGGTTTTACTGTGTAACCGATGTTTAACTGCTCTGTCATAACTTATTTATTTTGTGATTTGATTAATGCGATGTGCTTACAGTCTTTGCCTCGGCCAAATCCATGGGCCGGACAACTACAAGTCCAAAATCCGTCGTCGTTTACCACCTCGTACTTATTTCCTTTACTACCATCAACAAAATACTTTTTAAGTTCTTTTTGTTTTGTTGGTTTTGCAGGAGCGGAGTAGGTAATTTTTTCCCACATTTTTTCCAATTCAGCCCAACTATAACTCCTATCTACCTTAATCCAACCCTCACCAGTTCCCGTAGTAACAATATACCATTGCTTACTATGTACACCCTGAAATGATATTGGAGGTAGCGATGAACGTATTCTCATTGTATTATCTATATAAGGTTACAAAATGTCCGAAATGCTTATCGAATGTTGCTACTAAATGTTCGTAGTTACCTTTCATCATTTCGGCTTGAATGGCTTTACTATCTAATCCTAATTGTTTAGCCAAACTACCAGCTTTACCAATTAATACAAATGCGTTACCATCAGGTCCCGTCAAATCAATTTCAATTCCTAAACTTTGTTTTTTACTTTTTATCATAACTTTATTTTTTATTTTTATTAATTAATTACAAAATCATATAATTCATCAACTGAATTAATTCCATCTCTACTACTCATGGTATCAAAGTCCGATAATCTTTCAACATCACAACCTTCGTTAATCTCATCGTAGGTACAATTGATATTACAACTTCCCTCAACACAATACCAACGTTTACCACTACGTGTTTCATACACTAAAATAGTACCTCTATTTCTAGTACCATAAAATCCATTTACTTCATACAAATTTTTACTCATAACTTTATTTTAATTGTTTAATTAAATCATTTACTTTAGCCGAAACAAAATAAACCGATTCAACTCTCTTACCACCAAAGAATGATATCTGATAATTTCTATCAATAGCATACCATAAATTTTCGTACTGATTGTACCATAATACATAATTACTTAACATAACTTTTATTTTTTAGACGTCTTTGTCTTCTTTTCTTAAGAAGTGAACATAAACTGCGGTAACCACTATTACGACTACCGCAGCTATTATTATAATGGTTACTCTCATAAATTACCAACTTGATTGATAGTAATAATCGTGCGATCCAGTTCCAATGTTCTTTAATACTTGCTCAAATATATCAATGGAGTATTTAATATCTTTAAAATACCACTCGTCATAATCTGCGCCTCCAAAAAAGAATCCATTAGTTGTCGGTAAAAGTTCTTCTGCTTTAGAATTATCTTGATCTATCTCTTTTAAAATAGATAAAATTTGCTGTACTTTGTCCTTACTGACGTAATATTTTCCACAATCGTCAACTCCTTCTTGTAAATTTTGAACGAACCAATTGTGCAACGCATTGAACTTTCTCCAATAACCAGCGTCCTCTTCTATGTTTTTTATCTTAGAAGGATCCACGCCTTTCATCGGTTCCCCGTTTTTGTTTACTATTACTTCAAATTTGTCTGCAACGAAGTCCCAATTCTTAACGTAAGTTTCCTTTGTTAAATACATGTCTAATCCCATAACTTTAGTTTTTTTATTTGTTTATTAAATGTAATTAAATTATTTTCCGTAGAATAAATGAGAATCGTCGTTCTCATCGTAATCGTAGTCGATTACAATTTTTTTCACGAGAAACTTTTCTTTTACTTGACCGCACCATCTGTCTTCGATACACACTTGACCGACACCACTATAAGCGTCCAAACCTAATTCATCGTATTTCTCACAAGCATCTTCGTAAGACAAGAAAGGCCCGTAAGTGTGTGTGTCTTCGTCTGAGTAACCGTCCAACAATTCGTAATCGCTATCACCGTCGTTGTTTACCATGTAATAAGGACCCTCAGTAACGAACCACAAATTTTTCACTACTCGACCGTGTTTACCGGCACCGACCAATTCTCTCGCCAATTCTTTAGCCATGTCAATCTCTTTGCCTCCAAAAAATTGAAAATCACGTAGATCAAACCTCTTATAGTAATCGTCAAATCCAAATGGCGCACCATCAAATTCCACTTTGTAGATCTTCGACAATTTGCTGTGTTTGGCTGCATTTTCTATGACCAATTTTTTGGCTTCGTCCTCTGCTTTAAACACATAGATGCCACTGTTTGTTACCACTGCGTAAATGTATTCTTTTTGAGTAGTCTCTACTATTTGTGTGTTTGAAAGTGGTTCGTGGGTCAATTCTATTTCTTCAGGTGCAGACCAATTATTACCATCGCCGTTTCCTTGAACAAAGACTTTTAATGAATATGTAGTTACATTAGTAATGATTCCGACTTCCCCGACTTTATTTACCGATCCGCAAAGATTACTTAAAATTTTTACTCTGTCTCCCGCTTTAAATTCGTGCAGTGTGTTTTTCATACTATTTTCTTGTTTAGTTTTTTCGAATTTTTTAATGTGATCTGCTATTTTTTGTTTCGTCTCTTGCAACGTAAGATCGTGATAGTGAGTTGGCTTTTGGCCCGCCTCGTAATTGTACATATAATCAAACACGAAGTTAGCTGTACCACTGTCCACCCAACTTGGAATTGGAGCAATGATTCTCCACGTGCCGCGTAAATACATTTCAACAAAACCTAAACGTCTTAAATACCCTCTGTATACGTTAGATCGATAGAACTCGTTTTTGCTGACAGCTTTCCAAAACGTTTTGCTTTCGATACCTCTCATAGCATCGTGAAACTCTTTTGTTGTAAATGTTTTTCCAGGTTCTTTTGAATTGATGAATTCTTTTACCGATTGAAATAAATTTTTGTTACTCATAACTTACTTGTTTTTTTTAATTGTTTGAAATATTGTTTTAACTAATGTGTAAATTAATATTACACTGGACACTATCAATAGTGATTTCCCGATTGTTATCATACTTTATTTATTTTTAATAGTTGAATTTAATTTATAATCGTAGTTGTGTATGTAATGTGTTTCCAATCTGTGAGCTTCGGCTTTACCTCGCACTATGTCTATTATTCTAACTTCGTACACGTTTGGTTCGTACTTACGCATGTCCTCGTACAATGCCCAATTTTTATTTTCTTCCAACGCACGTACGCAGTGTTGGTGAAAACGAATTCTAACGCTCTTATTGTACGCCCTGCCCCTGGCGACCGTGAGGCCAACGTAACGTTTATTGTTACGAGTGTTAATTATCTCGTATATGATGTGATTTCTGTCGCTTCTACGTTTTGCCATAAGAATGATGTGAATATAGGTAAAATTACGACAAAATATTGACATAAAAAAATCCCAATGAAAAAAAGTCCATTGGAAACCAATCAGTTGCGCCAGAATCCAAGCAGGGCGCATTCACAACTCGTTGATTATCAATGGAGAACTTTTCCCATTGGAAACCAATCAGTTATGACGCCCGTATTGGGTGTCAATCAGTTATGTATTTAGATTTTTCTATCTATGAGTGAGTCCTCGTCTTCGTCCAAGCTGTGCTTTACGTACTGTACTTCTTGCACCATATTTTTAAGATCTTCCATGTCTTTGTCTTCTTGGGTCTTAAAATCTATTAGGTCCTCTTCTTCTGTGTATCGGCCCTCGTCCAAGAACTTTTGCATTTGTTCTATCTCTTTGAGTATTGATTCGTCTATGTTATAAAATAGTAGGTTAGATTCAAAAGAAGTTTCTTCCCCAACTAAAGGTGCGGACTGCATGTTTCTTAACACCCTTCCACTGAAGCTGTCGAATACGTGAATGAAATAACAATTGTAACACAACCACCTTATGTTTTCAAGTTGCCAGTTTCTTCTGTCCCCGTCCACAAAATGAAGCAATAGCGGTTGCTTTCCGTCCTTGACCCTTTTTTCTTTGTACCCACAGCGTTCGCAGTGTTCTTTGTGCAGCTCGTGTAAGATGAGCATCTTCTTCAAGATGGCAACCCTTGCAGGACTGGTCCACTTTCTGTACGTGAGCAGTTTGTCTATCTGTTTTTGAAACTTTCTTGGTAAGTTTTCTTTGAATTTCCTTGGTCGTACTAGATTAGGGTTGCCGTACTTCTTGTGAGTTTCGTACAGTGTCTTTCCGGTCTCAAGGTCGATGTACATTTCTGCGTACTTCTTAAATGTCTTGTGATTTATTCCCATGTACCTACACGCTTCGGCCACGTTGCGAGAATTGGCCATTGCTTCCCTTATTTCGTCCTCTGTCAATTGAAGTCCAAGGTGGGGAAATCCGAGTGCCTTGCTCACATCGTGCGGTAATTTCTTCTGATACTTTTTGCGCTTTCCTCTCACCTTTATTTATTCGTCTATTTTGGGATTCAACATAACTATTGTGTTCCACAAATCGTAAGGATTTTGAAGTACGATTTCCTGTCCTTCCAAAGTCTTCATGGCATTGATAGAACCGTCGTCATTTATTCTATCGTACAGATAAAAGCTTATAACGTCCATGGCGTCTTCTCCGAAGTTCATAAACATGAGCATGTCTATTATCTGAATGTATTTATCTTCGAATTTAAAGAGATCAATCTGAAGCTCTTGGTACGCGATGTTGGACCTTATTACTGTCTCTTCCATTAAAGTTATGATGGAGAAAAACATCTCTTTCTTCCTGTCCGATTGTGTACGTTTCTTTCTTCTTACAGTCGATTTGGATCCGAGTAAAGAATCCACGGCCAACTGTATTTCTTTGTAGGGTTCTAATGTCATTGTTTTACTTTTTAGGCGTTTTCAATGTTTCAATCATCTTTGAGATGTGATTGCACGTTTCGTAGTCCTCAGTGCCGTCTTCTAAGTACCAGTGGAGGCACGTTGCGAGTGAGTCTGCCCAATAATTTTTGTGGATCTCTACGAAATTGTTAGTAGTGTTTATTTCGAATATGGAAGCGAAAGACTTTCTATTCACCATAGCGTCTTCTATTGCTTTTGGAACTTCCTGCTTTAGTAAAGTCTTCAGTATCTCGGACTCTTTTATCTGTTCGCACTTCAAGTCTTCAGCGTTATCGAATATTGCTCTGACAGTTTTTCTTTGATTTTTTTTCATAACTAATGATTAATTTTAGATCACCTGTGCCCAACCCGCGTTTGATGAAGTTCCATTATAGAAATACAAATGCGAACCTGATGCAGCTAAAGAACCCGTAGTACCAGTTGGAAGTGGAACTTGAGGCTGTAATAATAAAGCTTGTGATAGATGAATTGAACCACTTACGTCCAAACTGTACGCTGGATTTGGTTGGTTGATACCTACGAAGCCATTAGCGGCACTGGTTGATGGTGTGCCTGAAAATCCTGCAGGTCCGTTGGATCCGCTACCGAATATCAAACCTCCAATATTAATACCATTTGAGTATCCAGCAGGTAGTGAAATGGCAGTACCAATAATAATATTATTTGATCCTACACTAGCATAAGTTTGAGTCATACCTGCATTCCAACCTATTATAGTAGAGTAAGAAGCGCTAGCAGCATAATATCCAGCAAAGTTACCAATAAAGGTAGATGAAGAAGCAGACACTGCTAAGTAACCAGCACTTTGTCCTATAAAGGTAGATCCTGCAGCATTTGCAGCAGCATCACCAGCTTGCCAGCCAATAAAATTAGATTGTGAGGCATTAGTAGCGTATGTTCCTGCAGCATTTCCTATAAAATTTGAACGTGAAGCATTAATAGCATAATTTCCTGCACTATCTCCTATGAAATTAGATTCATTAGCGTTGGTTGAATTTTGACCTGCATATATGCCAATAAAGTTTGAGTTATAGGCGTTGGTTGCTTGATAACCTGCTTGATATCCTAAATAATTTGTATGATATGCGTTTGCAGCATTATACCCTGCCTGATATCCTAAAAAAAGTCCGTTAGTCGTACTAAAACCGCTAGTATTTACTAAGAAGGATCCATTAGAATAAAGAGAGCTACCTGATATAGAAACTACTTCGGATCCGGTTATGCTTTGAGCAATTACGTTTGCTAAACTAGCTTCGGAAATTTGAGATGTTACACCGCTCGCTACTACAGGAAGTACGTCTGTTGGTCCTAAAGTTGTTACTACTGGAAGCTGTGATATTTTTACGTTTGTTGGCATTTTCTATTGAGTATTAATTTGATGTGTCTAATTGTATTTGATTTCCTGATTCGTCTGTTATGATGTCCCCAAGTTCGTCTGTCATGTAATAAACAGTTACTTGAATTGGAGGTGGTGCCGGTATAATAGATCCAAAAGAAGTGGAAGTTAGGGCTGAAATATTTGCCATTCCTTTCATTTGTTGTATGTAACTGGTCGGTGACAAAGGACCTGAATAAATGCTTCCTTGGCCTTTAGTGGAATTTTTCTTAAACTTGTCTATTATAAAATTTGGCATTACTATTCTCCTTTAAGAGTTTTTATTAACCAACTTGATACAGCGTTCAAAGGAATTATGAAAGATGCCACGTTTAAATAAGCGTTTCTTTCGTTATAATCAACGGGAATTCCAGCTTCACCGAATTTCTTTTGTAGTGCCACCGATATTTTATTAGCGAACTCCTGTTTCTTTCTGGGGTCTTGGATCCTTTCCTTAGGTAGAATGAATTGCATGTTAATGCCCTTCTTTGTAGGAGAATCCTCAATCTCGAACTGTAACGGAATGGTAACTTTTTCCCCGTCTATGGTTAAATTAACAGAATATCTCGTGTTTGGTAATACGTTCGCCATTATGAACTAGTCTTTGGTAATAAATATCGTTAATCGGTGGTAGAAAACATAGGTCTAATCGGTATTCCGATGGGTTGAACTTTATTTATAATCACTTTCATCCCCTCTAATTCAAATTCTCCCTCTTCTCCTGACTCAGAAATAATTGCAGGAAGCTGTCCGATAGTCTGGATCGTGAATTGATTTACTGTCTTAGCGTTTAAGTAAACCAAAATGTCGTTGTCAGGTTGAGCTCCAGATTTAACTCTGGTGCTTAGATCCATCAAAGTATTGGGCTGTTCTCTAAATATGTATTTATTGACTTGAATTTTATCTTCTAAATACAGTGTATTGCACCAAGGTTCCAAAGCGTCTATCAAAAAGGAATTGTCCATCTCTCCTTCCAATACTATGCCCACATTGTATTTATTTGGTATGATTGGGCATTGATACTCGTCGTTTTTTATCCAACTTCCCCACTTTCTTAAATAATTCCTAGCCGCTTTGTTGCTCGCTTGTTTAAAGTAATCGTCGTCCTTGCCGATCTCTTCTACAAATCTATGACCTCTACAAGTTAAATGATATACGAAAGAGTCCCTTGATTGGATTAATTCGTATCCGTGTAATATCCATCTTTGAAAGATATCAGAATCTTCGTAAGGGAATGGCGCGAATAAGGCATCGTGTCCTCCCACTGCCATAAAATCGTCTTTGTACAGAATCCAAGGAGCAAACATGCCTTTGGTAGTTCTATCCCTTTCTTCTGTTTGAATTTGATTTGAGAATTCTTCAAAAGCTTCTATGTTTAGAGAATCAAAGTCCATTCCAAAATCCTTAACGATCTTTTCTTTTCCCTCGGGATGAAGAGGAGGTTCCACTCTTGTTCCACAAACAACTGTTTCTGGCTTTAAATGCTTGAGCATGTTCTCCACGTAGTTAGGTCCGATGATCATGTCTGCGTGCAAAATTCCTACAACCGGAGTGTCTGCCAATTGAATTCCCATATCGTAAAGTATCGTGTGACCCAATCTTTCAGAAGACCTATAAGCAACAGGTATTCTATCGTTTTTTATGGACGTAAGCCATTCAATAGTACCGTCTGTGGATCCATCATCTAATATAATAATTTTAATGTCTTTAGCATTTATTTTAATGCTATTGTACATGTTCTTTAAATGTCTTAAATTATTATGGGAAGGTATTATTAATGTGACGTCTTTTTGTGTTAGCATAATTTTAATTTTGGTTGTTTTGGTTCTTTCTTTTTTACGTTCAATTTAAACGGTCCCAATTCGTACACGCCCAAATCTTCAGCATCGTAATGTAAAGTTTCTTGCAAAGATCCGATTAGAGATTGAAACATGTTTTCTGGTTTAATCATGTCTTCAAAATCAACAGTAAGAATTACGTCGTCGTTCAACTCATCCACAAACTTTTCACTCAAGTTAAATGAAGTATACGGTTGCATGTAATCGCAATACGATTTGGTATCTACCTCTACTTTAATGTGATCGAAATAGGGTTCTACGCTCAATATCTGTTCGCTCTTACAATTCTTTATTTCTAGTCCTATGTTGTATTTTATGTTCGGTATTGGCTCTAGTGTGTCTGTCTGTTTTAAAAATCCTCCCCATTTTCTAATGTATTCGTACATTGATATGGTATTATTCTTATTCCAATCTTCGCTCTTTGTTTTAAAATCCTCCATCTTTTCTGCGTGAGCAAACTGTCCGCCTCTACAAGTTAAATGATATACCATAGCTTCCCAAGATTGAATGAGGTCGTATCCAAATAACTTGAATCTTCTAAATAAATCAGCATCTTCAAATA